TTGGAATTGCGGGAGGAACTTTAAGAACTTAGAGTTAATCGCCGCAACCCCTGGGACGCCAGAGAACCCTACAGCTACACCACTCTTGTGGGATAAAGGCATCCCACCACCACCATGGGCATATGAGTATGGGTACCCTTCAGATTGCCTTCGCCCCATATATATCGTACCACAGTTCTCTACTGGATTCTCTTCTGGAGTTCCTATCACTACTGCCGTTACTGGTGGCGCCCCCGCTTGGTGGAATGGTCCACCCGTCAGATTTCAAGTCTCCATCGACCAAATAGATCTAGCTTCAGGTAAGCCATCGAAGACGGGGCTCGATCAAAGAGTGATATTGACTAACCAGCAGCAAGCCATTTTATGCTATATGAAAAGAGTGGTAAATCCAGATGTATGGGACGATCAATTCCAGCAAGCTATAGTATCTGCGTTAGCATCTCGGTTAGCTATTGCACTGACCGGAGATAAAGGGTTAGCGCAGATGGGGCTGCAGGAAGCTAATAGGTACATTACTTACGCTAGACTGAGTGACGGAAACGAAGGGCTGACCATTAACGACGTTACGCCTGACTTTATTCGGACTAGAGGTATCAGTTATCAAGCTTGGGAGTTCACACCTTCAATCTTGTTTGATTGGGGCCCAATGCTGACGATGTACTGATGTCCGAAAATGTCATTCAAACTTCATTTGCTGCTGGTGAACTGTCTCCTTCACTGTTTGCTAGAGTTGACTTTGCTAAATACCATTCTGGCGCTGCAACTATGCGGAATTTCTTTGTCGACTACCGCTCTGGCGCCTCTACAAGGACAGGAACGGAGTATATCCGGCCAGTCATCGGAGCTGATCCGACTAAAGCTGTTAGATTAGTTCGGTTTCAACAATCTGTAGATGTTACCTACGTTCTAGAGTTTGGGGATCACTATCTGTCATTCGTCACCCAAGGCGGTTCAGTTGTAGAGCCGCCGTTTGGAATAGCAAGTGTTACCAAGGGCTCGTCTACAACCGTAAATTCCCCCGGGAATAACTTCCTTGTCAATGATATGGTGTTTATCTCCGGCGCCGTCGGAATGCCGCAGATAAATGAAAGATATTTTAGAGTCGGAACTACTGGAGGCGGCACATTTACACTGGTAAATCCATTTGACGACGTTAGCCCTGTCAACTCCTCGAACTGGGGAGCATACACCGGAGGGGCCAATGCCCAGAGAGTTTATAGAATCTCTACCCCATATGCGGCCGAGGATCTTGCTCTATTGAAATTTTCTCAGAAAACCAGCAGGATGAACATTACCCATCCGAAATACACTCCATATGTATTGACGTTAATCAGTGCCACTAACTGGACCCTAAACTCAATAGTTATTAGCTCTGGCCTAACTGCACCAACTGGACTATCGGCAGTTCCATCGGCGAGCGGGTCCGCAAGCTATAACTATACGGTAACTGCTACAAGTAAGCAGGGTGACGAATCGGATGCGGCTCCACAGGTTGGGGTTACGAGTGCGGTTGATATGAGGACTACAGCTGGTAGTGTCTCACTATCATGGACCCCGGTAGCTGGAGCGTTCGCCTATAACGTCTACAAGACTATAACTTCTCTAACCGGATCAGTCCCCTCAAACACAGATGTTGGGTTTATAGGAACAACCACCGCCCCAAACTTCATTGACTCCAACATTGCCCCAGACTTCGCCCAAACTCCGCCTATACAAACATTTCCCTTCGCCGCCAACCTTAACCCTGGATGCTCAAGTTACTTCCAGCAGAGGCTGGTCTATGCCAATGGTGGTATAAATGATGCGGATAGATTCTGGATGTCTATCCCAAACTCCGATTACAACTTCTCTGTCTCTAATCCAAGTCAAGCGGACGATAGCATTGACGCCAGACTTGTGAGCCTGGAGGTTAACGAGATAAAGAGTTTGATCCCAATGCCCTCGGGGCTGATAGCCCTTACCACAAAGGGCGCTTGGCAGATATCCGGAGGAGCGGGCGGGGTGGCAACCCAAGGTGGGCCTGTCACTCCAACAACCCTCACTGCCACACCGCAGGCATATATTGGAGCGAATGATGTACCGCCAATCCTTGTCAATTATGACATCTTCTTTATACAACAGAAAGGATCCATTGTACGGAACATGTCTTACAATATCTATGCTAACATTTATACTGGAAATGATATTTCTATATTATCTTCACACCTATTCTATGGCCATACAATGAAGGAATGGGCCTATGCAGAGGAGCCATTTAAGATAGTTTGGGTGGTAAGGACTGATGGGGAGCTGCTTTCACTAACGACATTGAAAGAGCAGGATATGTACGGCTGGGCCAGACATGACACATTTGGGTGGTTCAGGTCAGTTTGTACAGTGACGGAAGGGACTGTTGATGCTACGTATTTTGTAGTTGAGCGGCCCAACCCCTATGGAGCTGGGACTGTAAAGCTTATTGAGAGGTTTGCAGAGAGGCAGTTTACCTTCGGGGCTGAAGATGCCTGGAGCGTAGATTGTGCGACGAAGACCACGCAGAATGAACCTTCGGCGAATCTTACCGTCAGCGCCGCCACCGGTAATGTAACCATGACGGCAGACTCTCCAGTGTTTGGGTCGAACATGGTGGGGTGGGTGGTAAGGGTTGGCGGCGGAATAGCCAAAGCTACCAACTTTATCAGCCCCATGTCCATGACCGCTACCATAACCAAGGCCATAACGCAGCTAATCGCCAACGACCCACTTGGGCGACCAAGTATAGCCAATGCTGGAACTTGGTCTATCGACCAGCCATTTACCACATTCTTTGGCTTGGACCAGTTGGAGGGCCAGACTGTACCGGTATTGGCGGATGGCGGAGTGGTTAACAATATCACCGTTACTGATGGAACCATAACCCTCCCTCAGCCAGTAACGAAGGTCGTGGTTGGCTACGGCTTCCAGGCGCAATTACAGACGATGTATTTGGACCTTGGACAGGAGGTAAACACTGTACAGGGGAAAAGAAAGAAGGTAGCGGCTCTAACCGTAAGGGTGAAGGATAGTAGAGGAGCGAAGGTTGGTAGAACCTTTCAGCACCTCGTTCCTATAAAGGAATTGAATAGAGTGACGTTAATGGGCTTTCCTATTGACTTAGTAACCTCTGACGAAAGGGTTATTATGGATCCTTTGTGGGATGTGCCAGGGCAGATATGCGTGCAGGTAGATGATCCTCTTCCTGTAACTGTCCTTGGCGTTGTTCCTGAGATAATAGTTGGAGACAGCGCCAAATGACAGAGATAAAGAAATTAAGTATGGAGGAGGCGATGGCATGCGCCAATTCCCTCGACCTTACCAAAGTAGATAGAGAGGCGATGCACTACGCCATCTTTCTAAGTTCGGTTATATGGGGAGGATACATCGACGGTAGGTTGGCGTGTATATGGGGATTGATACCGCCGACGATTCTATCACAGCAAGCGTATCTGTGGTTAGACACGACGGATGTCGTAAATGGGCATGAATTTGTATTGGTAAGGCATAGTCAGCTGGTGGTGGAAGAGATGTTGAAGGAGTATCCTTCCATCGTCGGTCATGCTATTGTCGACAACCACAAGGCTATCAGGTGGTTGAAGTGGTTAGGAGCGAAGTTCGGTGAGCCACAAGGGCAGGGTCTCCCATTTAGGATAAGCGCACATGGTTAGCACAGCAGCAATGGCAGGAATGGGAATGGCGGGCTCCGCCCTTTCCGGTATCTTTGGAGCGATGGGGGCAGGAGTCACGGGGCGAGGGCAGCAGTTAGGCGTCCAACAGCAGATGCTGTCCACTATGGGGCAGATATTTGGGTTGAAGGTTCAGGCGCAGCAGTACGGGTATAAGGCGAATGTAGATCAGTATCAGGCCGACATATCTGCATTTAATAGAGATCAATCTTATAGAAATGCGGCCTACGCAAGGGACGTTGGAGAGGTTAGTTCAGAGCAAAGTGATTTAACTACGAGGGCCAACCTTAGTATGGCTAGGGTGGGTATGGCGTCATCTGGGGTAAGTTTGGACTCCGTCACTGCCGGCAGGGTAAGGGAGAGCATGATATCCGTGGGGCAATACAATGCCTCTGTCATAAGGGCCAATGCCGCTAAGTTGGCGTACAATTACGATGTAGAGGCGGTGAATCAGGATGCCCAATCTAAATTGTATACCTACGCCTCTACGGAAGATAAGATACAAGCAGCCTCTGCCTTGCAAGCCGCAGATTTAACATCGCAGGCTCTCCCGCTGGAGCAGGAGGCTATGGGTCTCATAGAGACATCTACGGGATTGAATGCCATATCATCGCTAGTAGGTGGGGCTACTGGCGTGTCAAGTAAATATCTATCCTATCA